GATTCTGGAACGACCCAAATAAACCAACTTGGGAAAGAGTTGCTTAATTGCGCCCAACGAGTGTATATACGCAATAACCCTAATTGCTTATATATCATCTGTTTAATTTTTATTGATTACATGGATAGATATACGCAACTCTTGCACCTTACTCCCGTTTACTAAAACCTTAGTAAACGTCAAAAAGTAACTTTTTTACATTATTTATTCACATTTGTTACGCTCCATAAAAGCCGCTACAATAGCGGCTTTTTGTTGTTTTATCAACACTTTTTAGGCTTTTTACCGGAGAATTACTCCATTGACAACGTACCAAATGTTACGTTTCTTTGTGTTTCTAATTGAAAAATTCTAAATCAAATAGATATGAAATGACAAAAATAATCCACCGGATATTAGGCATACCAATCTACAGCCGCGAAATTGATGCTGTTGAAAAACGCTCAAGCCTTCGCGACCCTTCCGATGCTTTGCTCAAAAGCTTTGGTTTGCCAACTATTTCCGGTGCCACAGTAAATGAGGAAACAGCCATCACCCTGTCAGCTGTATGGGCATGTGTGCGTATATTGGCCAATGGCGTGGCAATGCCTCCATTGTCAGTTTACAAAAAGGACAAAAAAGCCATCCGGCTCAAAGATGCAGAGCATCCTATCCATAAGCTGATACACAACGAACCAAACAGCATTATGGGCAGCTTTGGCTGGCGGCAAACAATGCAAAGCCATGCCGTACTGCGTGGCAATGCTTACAGCATCATCCATCGCGATGGCAGCAACCGCCCCGCCGAACTTGAGCTTATTAGCAACCCCAATTATGTTGACCCCTTCATTTACCAGGGGCAATTGTTTTACAGGGTAGTTGATCATAAAAATGTAATACCCGCTGCTGATATGTTTCACATCAAAGGCTTAAGCTTTGATGGCTACAAAGGAAAATCAGTATTGCAGGTTGCCCGCGAAACCTTTGGTGCAGGCCTGAGCATGGAAAATTATTCCAACAGCCTTTACAAAACAGGTGCCGCCAAGCGGATCGCCCTCGAAGTGCCAGGCATTTTAAAGCCAGAGACAAAAAATGCTATGAGCGAATCATGGCAAAACACTTATGGCGGCATCGAAAACAACAACAAAGTAGCCATTTTGGAAGGCGGTGTTAAGGTGGTTGATATAGGCATGAACCCCGAAGATGCCCAATTTATTCTTTCGCGCCGCTTTTCGGTTGAAGAAGTTGCCCGCTATTTTGGTTTGATACTCGATTTGCTGGCATCCGATAATAAGCAAACATACGCATCAGTTGAGCAGCGTGCCATTGACTTCATCAAGTGGACCATGCAACCTTGGTACATGACCTGGGAAGAAGAAATCAACCGGAAGCTATTCCGCGAAAGCGAAAAAGCAAGCTATTACAGCAAATTCAGCCTCGAAGGCCTGCTACGTGGCGACACTGCCAGCCGTATGCAGTTTTACAAAGACCTGTTCTATATCGGTGTTATCAACCGGAATGAAATCCGCTCACTTGAGGATTGGAACGCCATTCCTGAAGGTGATGAATATTATATGCAAGTCAATATGACAAAAACACAAAATATTGGAAACAATGAAGAAGGAAAATAGATTTTATGTGTTTCAGGATGCCAGGCTCGGCATCGAAAAGCGTGAAGATGGAACTGCCAGCCGCAAGGTGATAGGCTATGCAGCTGTTTTTGAAAAATGGAGCAGAAACTTTGGCCCATGGTTTCGCGAAAAAATAAGCCGCGACGCATTTGCCGCTACCGATATGAGCGATGCTGTTGCCCTTTTCAATCACGACAGCAACCAACTACTTGCCCGTAATGGAAAAACACTCACCCTTTCGGTAGATGAAATTGGCTTGCGCTACGAATTTGAAGCCCCCAACACCACTGCCGGAAATGATTTGCTCGAAAGCATCAGCCGTGGCGATGTAAGTGGCAGCAGCTTTTCTTTCACCATTGAGGAAGATACCTGGAACGAAAGCGAAACGGAAGAAGTGGAAGAAGATCGCACCATCACCAAAATTGGCAGGCTATTCGATGTAGGTCCTGTTACATATCCGGCCTATCCTGATACCATTGTGGCAGGTGCCAAACGAAATTACGAAACCGAAAGGCTTGCACAGCGCGAAGCCAAAAAAGAAATACCCGTTGAGGTGTATGAGCAGGAACTCAAACTCCAAAAATTGAAGTAATAATTAACCCAAATAATTAAAAACTAACCCTAATTAAATTTAAAAAAACCATGAGAACACCAAAAATTCTTACAATGTTGGCACTGATGTTTGGCCTTGTTTTGGCCGCCGCTGCCTTTAATCTTGACCCAATTACCGGAATAGGCGGGGTTGCCACAGCCTTTGCCTTCATTGCCGGAAGCCTGAAATCAGCCAAAGAGCTTCGCGATTTGAAAGCTGAAACATTCGAAAAAGCACAAGGCATTGTGAATAAAGCGAAAGCCGAAAAACGCAATATGTCTGCTGACGAGCTCACAGCTTACAATGATTATTTAAGTGATATGAAATTGATTGATGAGGAAATCCGCTCGGCTGAGGAATATGAAAAACGTGTTGCCGAAATGGCCGGTAATGTCCGCAAACAGGAAATTTCCAAAAAAGACGAAAAAGACTTAAAGAAATATTCACTTATGCGCGCAATCCGATTGATGGCCAATAACAAGCCACTTGATGGCATCGAAGGCGAAATGCATGAGGAAGCAGTGCGCGAAATGGATTTATCCGGCCAAAAAGTATATGGACTTGGTGTGCCTACAATTGCACTACGTGCCATGACTGCCACCGGCCAAACTACCAATGCACTCGATCAGGGAGGTATGACCATAGCCACCGAAAAATACAATTTGGTTGAAGCCCTTCGCCCAATGCTTACGCTTGCCGGATTGGGTGCTCAAACATGGGGCAATTTGATTGGCAATATCGACATCCCAAAAGGAACATCGGCCACCGCCAGCTGGAAAGCTGAAAATGTTGATGCAGACGAAACCGATATACTTACCTCACAGATCGAACTTCGCCCCCGTAGGCTTGCCGCATGGACATTGATCAGCAAGCAGCTGATGCACCAATCTTCAAGTAATATTGAGCAGTTTGTTATGATGGAACTAATGGCCGCTATTGCCCAGGCAGTGGAATTGGCCGCATTGGCCGGAACGGGTTCAGGCAACAACCAGCCTACAGGCTTGCTCGGAACAACTGGCATTGGCAATGTTGCCGGTGGTGTTGATGGCCTTGCCCCTGCTTGGAGCCATATCGTTGACCTCGAATCGAAAGTGGATGTGGCTAATGCCTTACAAGGCTCACTTGGTTATCTCACCAACAGCAAGGTGCGTGCCGCCTTGAAAAAAACCAAACTGGATACTGGTTCGGGCTTGTTCATAATGGGACAAGACAGCAAAGAACTGAACGGCTACAAGGCTGCATTCAGCAACCTGGTGCCTTCCAACCTGACAAAAGTAAATGGTGAAACTACGCACGAAAATTTGAGTGCAATCATTTTTGGAAACTTCAATGACATGATCATTGGACAGTGGGGCGGCCTCGATCTGATCGTTGACCAATACACAAAAGCCAAAAACAACCAGCTGCAAATCACTGTAAACAGCTTGTGGGATGTGGCCATCCGCCGCCCCGAAAGCTTTGCAGCTATGCTGGATGCCATCGCATAAGAAATACCTTTTTTCTACCTGTACCTGAAACTCCCCCTTCAATGATAGAGGGGGGAGTTTTTAAAAAAGATTTAAAAACATGAAACTGATAAAAGTAAAATTCATCAAACCAGGCAACGAAGTGCAAATGGCACACTGCATTGGCGACAAGGTGGAAATGCCTGAATTGCTGGCCTTGGAACTTAGCGAAAGGGGCATTATTGAACCTTTCAACCCAACCAAAGAGCCACAGCTCGATTTGCCCGAAAACCTGCCAGCACGCGATCTGATCCTTGCTGCCGGTATCACCACCGTGGAAGAAGTACTACTTGAAATTAAAGGCAAAACCCTTACCGAAATTAAGGGCATTGGCAAACGTACTGCCGAACAAATTGAAGAATTTCTGACAAAGTAGAAAAATGAAAACTTACATCACTACCGTATTCCCAACAACAGCCGATTATCCGGTATCACTTGAAGAAGCACGCATGCATCTGAGGGTACCGGGCAATGATGATGAAGATCAGATGATCCGCTCAAAAATCAAAGCTGCTGTTGCTTACATCGAAAATCAAACCTCAGTAGTGATTGCACCCCGTACCATGAAATTGTTGATAGAAAAGATGCCCGACAACATCACCATCGATAGGTACCCTGTTACTGAAATCACTTCCATCGAATACTATGATGAAAATGATGCACTGCAAAGACTGCCAACATCAAAGTACAACACCGATATCGACAGCCAACCGGCCAATATAAAAATACTTGAAAAGATTGCGGTTTCCTCTCATCGCCCCAAGTCTGTAATCATAAACTTTACCGTGGGATTTATCATTCAGTCGGTCCCGGCCGAACTCAAAGAAGCCACGCTGCTAACATTAGCACACCTGTATGACAATCGCGGCGATGAGGGACACCGCACTATTGCAAAAACTGTTAACGACCTTGTTGCACCACTCAAACAAATGACCTGGTAATGAGCTTAAAAGACACCACATCGATTGGTAAAATGGATCAGCGGATCATCATTCAGGAGCCTGTTACAGTGCGCTCTGATACAGGTGCATCCGTTGCAACATGGGCGGCCAAATGTGTGATGTGGGCATTAGTGTCAGAATTTGCCGGTACCGAAAAAAACAGCAACGACAAAATCACGGCCATTGAAAATACATTATTCACCATGCGCTACATCCCAAACATTACTACCAAAATGAGGATAAGCTATGATGGCCGTATTTACAACATCAGGAGCATACAGCGTGTGCAGCGTACAAAATATTTAATCATCAAAACCACCAGCCATGAGTAGCATCAAGATCGAAGGCTATGACGAGCTCATTAAGCTGATGGATAAAATGCCCGAAGCTGTGCAGCGGCGTAATGTGTTGCAGATTTTCAGGCATGCAATCAAGCCATTGATAAAATCGGCCAAAAGCAAACTTAAAATGCATGGCAGCGGTTACAGCAATCTTGCCCGTGCCATTGGCACATGGAATGGCAAAAGCCGCAAATCTCCCAACCTGTTTGCAGGTCCGCGGGTAAAAGGCCGCTGGCGCGACATTGGCTATATGGGCCATTGGGTTGAATACGGCACATCAGGAATTAAGCAAAAAAACCGTGGCACCCGCTCATGGCAAAAAACAGAAGAAAACGAAGCTTTTGCAAAAGTGGTGGGCACATTGCCCAAGGGTGCACGCTACAGGCAGGACCAACGCCCAAAGCCTTATATGCGCCCTGCTATTGACGAACAAATGCCAACAGTGCGCCGCGAAATTGAAAAGCAAATGAAATTTCAGATTGAAAGAATCATGAAGAAAAACGCCAAGCAAATAAAAATATGATAGGCAAGGTAATATACAGCATTCTGAGCAACAACACCGCCGTTGCTGCCATAGCATCCAACAGGATTTTTCCTGTGCTGGCTGCTGCCGATGCTGCATTGCCTTATGTGGTCTACAACCAGATAAGCCGCTTACCCAATGCCAACAAGGACAGGACCAAACAGGTTGAAACATATCGTGTGCAGCTTGATGCTTATGCCGCCACCTTTGACCAGGCAAGCGAACTGGCCGACAAAATCAACCTGGCATTAAGCTTCTACAACGGAACCGTATCAGGCATTAAGGTTGACATTATTGTTTTTGAAAATGAAAACGATAATCTGGATAATGAAACAGAAATTTATAAAAAATCACATGATTACATGATTAGGATAAAAAATTAACCCTTAAAACAAAAATACAATGGCATCTTCAGGAATTATCAATGCAACAATTGTAGCCATCCGCATTGGTGGCACAAAAATAACCAACCAGCTATCAGCTGAGTTGAACATCACTATGGAACCCCGCGAATCGCTCAACAAGGACAGCAACGGATGGCGTGCCCGTTTTTCGGGTGCCAAAAGCTGGGAAATGAGCGGCGAAGCCGAATTTGCACCCGATGCAGCCGAAGGTTTTGAAGAGTTGTTCGATGCTTTTTTGGATGGTACAGAAGTTACCTTGCTGTTTACAACCAGCGTTTCGGGCGACAAGCAGTTTGGCGGCGCTGCTGTTATAACAAATCTCACACAGAGTGCCGGAGTTGAAGAAAATGTTAATATGAGCTACAGCTTTGCCGGAAACGGTGCAATTGCCAAAACAAGCGTAATATCATAAACCATGGCATCAGCAGGTATCATAAACGCAACAATTGTCCATATCACCGTGGGCAGGGTGAAAATTAACCACCAGCTATCAGCTGAGTTGAATATCACCATGGAGCCCCGCGAAACCTTAAACAAGGACAGCAACAGCTGGCGCGGGCGTGCAAGGGGTGCTATGAGCTTTGAGCTTTCAGGCGAAGCTGAAATGGCACCTGATGCAGCTTTGGGTTTTGAGCAGTTGTTCAACGCCTTTGCGGCAAATCAAAGCGTAAACATTGCATTTACAACAGCTGTTACGGGTGATAAAGAATATAAGGGAACAGCTGTGATCACCAACCTCACACAGAGTGCCGGCGTTGAAGAAAATGTAAACATCAGCTATTCATTTGCCGGAAACGGTGCAATTGCCAAAGCTACAATTGTAGCAGGTGGAGCAGTAGAATTTTTGGGCAATCCGGAAGATGATGATGTGCTTGTTTTTGATGAAGGTGGATTGAATGAAACCACATTCAGATTTTTGGACATACCCGCTGGCACATCCGGCGATGTAGAGGTTGAAATTGAAGCCACACTGGCCGACACGCTCGAAAACTTCCTTACAGCATTCAACACCGAAATAGCTACTTACACGGCATCATTGCCCGACATCACCAGCAGCACCATCAAAATCGAAAGCGATAACGAAGGTGTTGAATATGTGGTTGATATCACCACAACATCAAGCAAATTAAACATTTCAGAAATGAAAGCATAAAATAACACAATGGCGACAATAAAAATAAACAAGGTAAACTATCCTGTAAAATTCGGCCTAAGCACAATTAAAAACTTTGGCATTGACAACGGAATGAAAAGTGTGAATGATTTTGAAGCATGGTATCAGAAAATCGACAGCGGCAATTTGGAAATAATTGAACAGATGTGCGGGCTGCTTCTGCTTGGCATTCAGAGAGGCTGCCAAATGGAAAAACAAGAATGCGACCTTACAGCAGATGATATTCTTGATCTGGTGCTCGAAGCCCCCGACACTTTTACTGAGCTTACCAATATTTTAAGCCTTTCGCTCGAATCGCATGCTACAGCAGCCGACAATAAAAGCAAAGGTGTGCCGCCAAAAAAAAAGTAATCACATGGGGCGAAATTGAGCAGTTGGCACTTGGTGCCATGCAAATGTCGCTCCATGATTACGAAAATATAACGCTTGGACAGTTCATTAACAAATTGACAGGGTTTTTCAACTTCCATAATGATAAGGAAGAATATGCATGGAAACGCTTTGCATACGTAGCCTACAGCATTATGATGAACAACCCCCACATCAAACAGCACCAAAAGCCCAAAAGCTTTGATGCCTTTTTGAACCAGGGTAAAAAAACAGTGGTAAAAATCACAACGGAAGAACAATTAAACGCTTTTTTAGGATAACCATATGAGCAAGTCATTAGCAAGTTTAAGTGTAAGGGTAGGTGCCAACATCAGTGATTTTCAATCAAAGATGAAGCAGGCCACCAAAGCTATGAAAGCAGCCGGTGAGCAAATGCAGCAGATTGGAAAAAACATGAGCACTTATGTAACAGCTCCCTTGCTTGCATTAGGCGGTTTATCCTTAAAAAACTTTGATGCACAGATAAAAGCCGAAAAAAGGCTTAGTGCACAATTGAAAGCCACAGGTAAGGATGTTCAAAACCTGATGGGCGATTACAAGCTGTTTGCTTCCGAGCTGCAACACCTTACAAATGTTGGTGACGAAACCACACTTGGATTGATGGCAAAAGCAGAAGCAATGCAGGCTACCGACACTAAAGAGGCAGTGAAAGGTGCCATTGCCTTGTCAGAATCGCTTGGCATGAACCTGAATGCAGCCATCAGGGCTGTTGTAAATGCACAACAAGGCAATTACCAATCTTTACAACGATATGCCCCAGCACTCAAACAAGCTACTTCCGAAAGTGAAAAGGCGGCTATTGTTCAACAGTTGCTATCAAATGGATTTGAGCAGGCAATGGCCTCAACTAATGAGGGCCTTGGACCACTCAAAGCATTATCCAACACCATTGGCGACCTTTCTGAAGAATTTGGGGCGGTCATTGCCGATGCCATCAATCCTTTCGTACAGCGATTGAAAACCATTGTGCAGCGGTTTCAAGGTTTATCATCCGAAAACAAAAAAATGATTGTGCTGGTGGCCAGCCTGGCTGCTGCCATAGGTCCATTATTGGTGGCATTTGGCACATTTATTAAACTGCTTGCCCTTATCAAAATAGGCATGGCCGCCATTTTTAGCCCTGTTACCCTTGTTATTGCCGCAATAGCTGCCATTGCAGCAGCCTTTATTTATGTGTATGGCAACTGGCAGGCTTTTAAAGAAAGGCTTTCCGATTGGAACTGGCTCAAAAATGCCGCAATAGATGTGGTTAAAGTCATTGCCAAGTACGGCACAATGGCATTTCAGCCACTGCTTAAGCTGTTGGGTGTTGATTTGTGGAAAGGAATTGATAAGCTCGACAACTTTAAAGTTGATGTTACTGAGCCAAAAACAGCCTTCAAAGGCTTTGGCGAAACGGTAAAAAACGTTATGGGCGAAGCCATGGACAAGCTCGGTATGTTTAATAAAACGGTTGATGAAACAGGCAACGCTATTGAACAGACAAACCAAAAGGTATTGGCACTTGGTGGATCGGCTAAAGTGGCAGGGCAGGCATTGATACAAATGAATGCAATAGGCCATCAGGGTATGCAATTGGAAGCCAGCTTTGATTTGCAAAAACGTGCTTTGCCTGACATGACCAAGTTTTTCGACTTCTTTGATGAACGCATGGAAAACATGATCAACCGATCAAATCATTTCGCCTTCCTTATTGGTGATGCACTTACACAAGCAATTGACCAGAGCCTTACCTCCGGCGAAAGATTCTTTAAAATATTCGGGCAAATGCTGCTTAGTATAGTAAAAAAACTTGCCGCTGCCGCTGCTTCTGCTATCGCGCTGAGTGTCGCCTTTAGCCTGATCACGGGCGGGGCTGGTAATGCGTTAAGTATGTTGGGTAGCAGTGCATCAGGTGGTTTTGGCGGCTTATTCAAACACCTGTTTGGCGGTATGTCGGGCATACCTGGCATGGCCGCCGGTGGCATTGTGCCCCCCGGCTTTCCAAACGACAGCTATCCGGCTTTTTTAAGTTCAGGCGAAACAGTCATACCCCAACCCA